CAGGGAAAACACGCTTCTTAAAGAAAATGAGAGAAGAAGTAATCCCTGCTATTTATTCTTATAGTGAATATGAAGATGTACTAATTAATGAATATTGGGACATAGAACCAAGATTAGGTCATAGGTTAGAAAGTCAGCGACCACTTTGGGGTGAAACAGATATTGAAAAACTTAGAGCAAATAAGATAACTGAGTTAAAATATTCTTGTGAAATAGAAGATATATTTAAAGAGTTTAATGAAATGGTAGTGCATTATCAAGTATACGAAGAAAGTGATATGGCTAAACTTCAGAATTACATGGAATATGTAGTGATGAATATGCTATATGAATGGACATCCCATACCTTTAACGTAAAAGCAAAGGAGGCAAACTATGCCATCGAAGCAAGACGCAAAGTCCAAAAAGGTTTCAAAGAGTTCGAAACCAAAGAAGGAAAAGAAAGGACTAATAATATCGCAGAAGATGCATCAGAAAGTACAGTACCTGCTGTCTCGGTTTAAATCTCGCGAATGGTCGGGACCAGCATGGTATAGATGTACAAATAATAAAGATGGTTTTCCTATTTATTGGGAGCTGATATACTTCTTAGCTATTGATCTTGGTCATGGTGCAGCTACAGAATATAAAGGTGAAGATGTTAGTAAAACTATTTTCAAAATATATTCAGCAAATAAAAAGTGGTTAAAAGATACTTACATAGGAATGATACATAGTCATCACAGTATGAGTGCATATCATAGTGGTACAGATGAAGCTACGTTGGTAGACATGTGTCCAGACCAGGGATTCTATGGTAGTCTTGTAGTATCATCTAAAGTTGGTGAAGCTGCTGCATTTGCATTCAGTTATAAAGACCAATTTAAAAATATATTAATTCATACAATAGATGATGATGATATAAAATATATTAAACCAAACGTACCTAAGGAGTTTATAGCAGAAGCTAATCATATTAAAACAAAAGCTGATGCAGCAACACCATCATGGCAAAAGAAAACAAATGGTACTGCAATGACTCCATATGATCCTAATCAAACTACTTTTGATTGGAGATATAATGGTGAATGGAGAAAAGCTAAGGTACAACCTAAAGATGATTATACTGATATTACTGTAAAAGAATATATAGAAATGGAAACTATTATAGAAGCACTTGAGGAAGGAAGTATGTTCTATGGTGAAGCTAACCAGCTATTTAAAACAAGATGGAATATGGGTATTCATGAGTTTTATGAAATTCCACCACTAGGATCATGAGTAATACTAGATTCCTAAGAAACAAAGACCTTATTGACCAGCGACAGTTAGATTTAATAACTGTCGTTGGTGCAGGGGGGATAGGGTCAGCAGTAATACAATTATTAGCTGTAATGGGATTTAAACGTATTCATATTTATGATCCTGATAATATGGACCATCATAATTTATCTACAACATTATATCCAGCATCTCAAGTAGGTTCACCAAAAGTTTTGGCAGCCTCAGCATTGGCAAGACAGTATAATCCTGCTATAACAACTGTTGCATCACGTTATAAGTTTGATTCAAATCAAGAAATGACCCCAAAGATAATAGTATGTATAGATAATATGGAAGACAGGCTAGCAATTTATGATCGTTGGAGAATGGAGAATAAAGACTCTAAAGGATATTTCATAGATGGTAGAATGGATGCATTAGCATTCGAAGTAGTAACAATGACTAAAAGAGATGCACCTATTGACTATTATGAACACTGGACTTCCAGTGCTAATATAGAGGACGCACCTTGTACCATGAAACATACCATATTTACTGCAAATCTTGTAGCTGGTATGATGGTTAATCAGGTGTTTTGTTTATCAGGTAATAGAGGTTATCATAAGTATATATGGATGGATTTATTGACAAATAATCTTCGTAAGGAAGGTTTTAGAATAAATTCCATAGGAAAATATCTAGATCATACTTATATTAACCCTGCCATAACTGAGGAGAAATAACAATGGTAGATGAAAGAGAGACTCTTAGTTCTATAATGGGCTATTTAGGACAAATGTCCACTAGTTTAGTAGAATTAAGTAATACTATGCAAGGTTTTGCCGAAATGTTGACAAAACTTGAAGCAACAATGCAAAATAGCCCCTACCTCGCAAAGGAAACAACAGAAGCCAGTGAAATTGAGAGACTTGAAACTCTCAAGGAACTGGCTGGGAGAACAGCATGACTAACAATACAATCACAGACTTCGCTAAATTCGTAGGACCTATCAAAACTATAGATATACATGGTAAACCATATGTCACAGTTCCTGAACGCTTACGAGCATTTCATAATTTATATCATAATGGTAGAATAGAAACAGAACTTATACATGGAGAAGGTGGCCATTATATAATGAAAACTACAGTTACTCCTGATGTGGAAAACCCTGATAGATATTTCACTGGTTTTGCACATGAGGATGAATCTAAAAGTCAAATTAATAGAACAAGTGCTATAGAAAACTGTGAAACTTCGGCAACTGGTAGAGCACTAGGATTGCTTGGACTAGGTAGTGAATCTAGTATTGCATCAGCCGAGGAAGTACAAAATGCAATACATCAACAAGGAAGTCAGAGTAAACATCTGTCTTCCATAAAAGAGGAATCTAAATAATGCCTTATAGACCAGAACAAAAACAGTCCTTTAAGAATGGTGATACTCCACCTTGGCTAGGTTACCAAAATACTAAAATCTTATCATTTAAAGATGAGTCTGATAAGTATGATTGGGCAGATGTATATCTAGTTATAGAAATGCAAACAGCGGGAAGTGAATTTCCTGTTAGAATGCGTATCAATGGATCATTTGAACGTGATGAAGAAGGTCTTATCATGAACAATTCACTGCTAAAAAAGTTTTATAGTATCGCTGATGCTGTAGGATTTGGTGGTGGATTTGATAAGGCTGGAGACTGGGTAACTAAATCAGATGAAGGAATAGAAGACATAGCTAAATTTCTGAACAACAATTATACTGACAATTCTGGTTCAGAAATATATCCATATACTATCTATGTTTATAAAACAAAGGTAATGGATAAGCAGTCCAACGAAGAAAAGGTATGGACAAGAGTAGTTGAACGGATGGCTAAATCTGACAATCAAAAACAGATGAAGAGTCTAGAGAGCTATGTCAAATGGGCTAAAGATAATGATGTTATTAAAGAACATGTTCCAGAGGAAGATACAACACCGGAACCTTGGGATAAGGCATCGGCACCTTCTGTAAAGACTGTTAACAGTTATAAGGTAGGTTAATGTTTGTCGAGTTAGCACTTAGGAGTCCTGCGTCAAGAGGCTCCTTAGTGAATCTCGATGATCTAGAACAAGCAGTAACGGTACATGGGAAGAATATTCCTGTGTATCGTTCTGTATATTTATATGATAGGACAGGTTACGATTATGTGGAATTACATAAAAGTGTCAAAGGGTATACAGGTTGGAGAGGGATTGATTATCTTCCTATAGATATAGATAAAGTTCATGACTCTAGTCCTATTGTATCAGGTAAGAAAACTGTTGCAAAGGCAAGAGAGGTAAATAAAAAATTATTAGAGTTAGGTCTAGATGATACTTCATATTGTATATTTTTTAGTGGAACAGGATTTCATTTTATCATGCCTGGCTCACTATTCGGATTCGAAAATCATCAGGGAGCAGAATTACCATACATTGTAAAGAGAACAATGTCAAAGCTCTTACCTGAGGCAGATATGTCAATCTATTCAAGGTCTGCTTTATATAGATGTGCAGCTACTAAGAACTATAAAACACAACTTTATAAAACATATATCACAAGTAAAGAATTAGACACTTTAACCTATGCTAAGATTGCAGAGAAGAGTAGGAAATGGGACATCAATGATTTCCATACATTCCCATCAGAAGAGCAATCACATAAGTTTGAGAAGTATGTAACATTTGATTCACCCAGTGTAAAATCATTTTTTAATAAAAGTAATCACACAAATGTTGTACCATGTATTCAAGATATGTATAACAACCCACCAGCTGAAGGGAACCGGCACAATACTTTAATGAGGATCGTTTCTCACTTTAGAAGAAATGGGATTCCTATTAATGCAACAATAGCAGCTATGGAAGAATGGAATAAGGGTGGGGACAGAATCAAAGATTCTGAACTTCTTGTATCTATTAACGATGTATACACAAAAGGTTATCAATATGGGTGCATGGATAGTATGATGATGACCTATTGTCAACCTCATTGTGTATATTTTAAAAGAAAGGATTATCTTATGGATATATTGAATGTCAGTGATCTACAAGCAATGTTAGATACTAGATTGGAAAGAGATTTCTCAGGTGTAAGTATAGATTTATCAAAACTTTTTGGCTTAATAGGAATAGAATCTGTTATATATCCGGGAGAACTAGTAACAATAGTAGGACCAACCGGTGTAAATAAAACAACTCTTGCTCAGAATATATCTTTAGCATATAATGCAGCTGAAGATAAAATAGAAGAAGAATTACAAATACCAACATTGTACTTATCATTAGAATTAGCACCATGGCTTATGCATAGAAGAAATCTTCAAATTGTTGCTGACGTAGATACAAATACTATATCAAAAGAAAATAAAAAGATATATGATCAATTTAAAAATCAAGTAGCTCATATAAAGATTCAAACTCTTAGTCCAACTGTAGAGCAAATAAGAAAAAAGGTTCAAAAAATGTCACCTGCTTGCATAGTGATAGACTATATTGATTTAGTGGAACCACCAAGTCATGCAAGAGGTGAATACGAATCAATCAGAAATATATCTCATGCTTTAAGTAATCTAGCAGTGAATTATGATCTAATCATTATCCAGCTAAGTCAAACTTCAAGACAATACTCCAGAAGTGGCGAATTAGACCTCTATGCCGGTAAAGGAAGTGGAGCAATAGAAAATGCCTCACGGAAACTAATGGTATTAGAAGGTGAATCAAAAACAAGAGAAAGGAGGCTGAAAATGGTTAAGAGTACAGATGGCGAACTATGGGATGTAAAACTGAACTTTAATGATTCATTCAGATTGAAAAGAATATGAATCATCAGTACCTGCTAGATATCCATCTATTCAATATGGAAACCGAACCAAAAAGTGGTATAGATATTGTACTATTATCATTTATAAAATTCGGAATAGAAATAAGTCAAGGTGTTCATCCTAACAAGTATGACACCATACTTTTTAATTTTGGTATATGGAAATTATACTTTGCATTTCAAATCATGCTAGATTGGAGGTAGAATGACCTATTACAATACAAATCATGAGCAGGGGAATGTGCTAGATAGAAGTAGAAGAAAAGCACGAAACCAAGAAGAGGTTATATTTGACCTGTTTAATAAATTTCCTGATAAAGAGTTTACACCATTTGAAGTACAATTTAAACTTAATCTTATGTGCCCTATTACTAGTGTTAGAAGGGCAATGTCTAATCTTACTAAAGAACATAAACTAGAAAAAAGTAGTAAACAAAAATTAGGTAAATACGGTAAGTTAAATCATACTTGGCATTTAGCTAGCTGGCTTAAAGCAGATTATTAAAAGGAGGATATAGGTTTTTTGATGTTGTTCCCCTATGTCTATAATGCAATATAATCAAGGAGACTTTAGAGAAAAGCTAGTTAA